CCAACGCCTACTCTTTTATAATCCTCTAAACCTGATAAACCAAGTCCATTTCTATTATTATTTAAATAAACAGCCAATATTGCCTGCGCTCTTTTAACCTGATCTGGAATTTCTGTATCTGTAAAATAATCTGTTGAAATGCGAAAAGGAAATCCGACAGCGTATGTATTTACATAAGTATCTGGTTTTCTGACCCCCGTTCGCGGCCATTGCAAAGCCTGTGTATCTGTTGCCCTTGCTCCAAGAAATCTTTCGCGGTCAATTCTGACAGTTGCCGTATATAATGCGCGATTTTTATTATCTGTTGTCGAACCATCCCAAGCCGCAACATCATCATCAAGAACAAGTCCTTCAATAATTGCGTTTGCATCATCTAGCGTTAGATAACTATTTGCTGATGCGCTTCCCGCTGTTGCTGTTATGGTTATTGCCATTTTCGACCTTAGATTTGGGTTTACGTTTTTTTGTTTTAGTAGGAATAGAAGCTACCACAACAGCAGCTTCTTTTTCCCTTATTCGCTTAAAAGCAAACAATCCCATTAACTTGATGCACCTTTAAGGGCAACAAAATTAATTACAATTGCTTCACTCAATGAACCGCCAGAAACGTTTGTAACTGTGATTTCAAAAGAGCCTGCCGCGATTGCTGTGACTCCTACTAAGTAAGAACCCGCAGTTCCGCCAGAACCATGATTAACAACGACAACATCAGTTGCAGCGATTTTATCGTTTGTAACTGTGAAGCT